CAGATTTAGCCCGTTCCATCTCTGCTTCCTTCATCTCCAGTTGGTTGGAGAAGTCGTACATGTCTAGGACGATATGTCCGTTGACCTTATCGACAACAAGGAAACCACCACGTGTCTTATCCTCTACAAGTGGATCATCCTTACCAGCATAGACATAGGAGGATAGCTGGGAGATGTAACCGAATGGATCATCAGAGGCTAGGTTACCGTTCTTAAACTTCTGGAATGCCATAGGGCTGGCAGACTTAACGTCAATAGTAATACCGTCAATCACTGCATCTCGGTGTCCCTTAACACCGTGTACGTCTAGACGATCCTGCATACCAGTAACCCTGTGACCAGCCGCAGTAGCAAGAGCAAGTACCAACTCTTCGATCATGTCACCGAAGAAGAATTTAAGCAGAGCATTGGGAGGAAGTTCCTCTGCTTCATTCGTTTGGTTGATCTTGTACCACAGCTTACGGTCACAGGGTGTCCCGATAGAGGAGAGGGACAAGTAGCCACGAGGTTCCTGTGGTTTACTGAACCGTTGGTTAGCCATCATAGAAATCTGGTTGCCCATGATAGCACCAATGTTTCCGTTCCAACCACCCATACCCTTGATAACTTGGTTGATGTCTTCAACTAGGGTGTCAATCGTCTTCATCTTTTTCATCCCTTTCGAGTAAGTATTCAACCGCTTGCATCGTCGCCATAAGTAGGAAGTATGTTTCCATAGCACGTCGATGTTCAAAGTAGTTAGCTACTATAATAATAGTAAGACCAGCTAGGATAATATAATCAAGTGGCATCTTGTTCCCCTGTGGTGGGGAGGGCCGAAGCCCTCACCGATTAGAATACTGTCTCAGATTCTTTCTCTTCGACAGGGACATGCTTGATGATCTTCATAGCAGTCATTGTAGTACGGCTGTAGACCTTACCGTCAGAACCCTTGAAGGTGGTCACAAGGTTAGTAACCTCAGCCTCAGTGTCGTTACCAAGAAGGCCGGTGTCCATCGTCCACTCATTACCTTCAGCATCAGTAACCTTAGGTGCACCACCAGCCTGAGGCAGTTCAGTACCGTCCTTGCGGAAGACCTTATGCTTACGTTCAAACTTAACTACGATCTCACCATCCATGAGGTGCTTCTGCTTAGGCTTCTTCTGAGAGCCAGCCTTAACCAGCTTGTCGTACTCTTCCTTGGACAGAACCTGGTCAACTGTGTAAGCACCCTCGTTCTCTACGTAGGCATTGTCGTAACCAGTCATGTCACGGTTGCCCTCGAACACACGTGCCCAACGGACCTTACCTACTGTCTTTACTTCCTGATAGCTAGCCATTCTTTTCTCCTTTGATGGCAGGTTGTTAAACTTATATAGGGTAGAACTTAGTGTGTGTCAAGCCAACTCTTGCCAATATCTGTAGAACCTGCAAGAGGACACATTAAACCTAAGTCCTTACCAACATCTTCGATAGCCTTACGTTGTAGAAAACCTAGACGTTCAGCCACATCCTTAGAGCCACTGACCTCTGTCTGCCACTCATCATGGGGCCATGTTACTAATCTGTACGGTATACGTTCTGCATCAGCATACTGTTGCCACTTGATTGTAGCATGTTTCATGATGGTGCTCTCACCATTCTGTAGCATACCTGCAAGTGTCTTGTGCTCAGAAGGAACCTTTACCTTGCGACCATCGTAACCTCTGAAGTACCCCCTCTGTGCAATGTTAGGGATAACATTAGTCTTGAGACGACGAAGCCCTGTGATACTATCCATAAAGTTCTCCACTGCCTGACGTGCTGTGTTGGCATCTGCCTTGAGAATTTGCCCAACCTTCACGTTACCTGCACCCAAGAGGAAGGCATAGATAAATGTCTTAGCCATATCACGTGTGATGTGAGACAACCCAAGAGCCTTACGGTTCAGGTTGTGGATGTCTGTCTCGTCCTCCTTCTTACCAGTGATGATAGCATCTACATACTCTTGGCTCTCCATAAGGTCGGCAAGGATGCGTAGCTGGATACCTTCTGCGTCTGTACCCACCAACCAATTACCTTCTTCTACTTTCCATAGCCCACGGAAGGGGCCATCATACCTAGCCTTCACCTCCTCAACAGCAGTCTTAGGCTCACCGTGGAAGGCAGCAGGGATGTTAGCTTGGTTAGGTGCAGCATGGGAGAGACGACCTGTCCATGCACCGATGTGGTTGAACCTACCGTGGATACGTCCGTCATCACGTACGCATCCCAGCCACTCGGCAAGGCTAGACCGACGACCCTCTAGTGTGAGCCACTCAGCAAGTGCCTTAGCACCACGGGGTGCATCAACAGGTAGTGTGTTAAGGTTAGTCTCGTTACACATCCAACCATAGAAAGCAAACTGCTTACCCTTATCTGGGTCAGTACCCTCACGTTCAAAGAGTAGGTGGCCTTTGGTCTTGTCTACAGGTTTCCATCCTGCTTCCCACAGACGTTCGATACGGTGCTTGGTTGAACCAGGATTGAATGGTACGTAGTCGTAGCACACAAGGTCTTCACCGTCCTTCTTAGTCTCTGGGTATTGCTCCATTGCCTTAACGACATTGGAGAACAGAGAGCCATCGGCCTTGTGTCGGTACTTGATACGTTTGATTTCCTTTAGTTGTGGTGGGAAGTCTTCTTGGAATTGGTCCTGAAGTTCCTCCATACGACACAGGATTTCACCAAGCATTTCTTCTGCACGATCCTCATCAAACTTAAAACCATTCACGTGCATCTGTTCACAGATAATCTGAATGTCATGTTCACAACGTAGAGACTTGTGCCACTGCTTATCGAAGATCACAGGCTTGAACTTATTGTATAGCTTCACAGTAACAGCAACGTCATTGATGCAGTAGTCCTCCATCTCCTGAGTGAGACCACCCTCGAAGTCTTTGAACACACCCTTGAATAGACCAAGACGTTTACCCCATGCGTCTAGTGAGTGACCATCCTTGATGTCGTAGTCTACGAGGCGAGAGATAACCAGTGTGTCGATCACATTCTTAGGGTCAATGGTGTTGCCTAGTATGCGGTTGATTACAGGTACATCAAAGCCGATACCGTTATGAAAAACAAAACGGTCATAGTGGTGGCAGTAATGCTTGAACCGCATAGCTTCAGCAACATCGGAGGTGAGGTTACGGAAGATGGAGACGACACCAGTGTTTACATCCTGAGCTACAACAATCCAGATGTGCTTAGCATCTAGGCTGTCTGTCTCAATATCCATTGCTGTAATCTTCATATCTCACCTATCCATTTTGTTACGTCATCACATGGGTCGTCGTCATGCAAACCTATCAAACTTCTCTGACAGTGTGAAGCTGTCTGCATCGAAGAAGAGTTTACCTGCAAATCCTGTTGATCCTGCGGGTCGGTTCTTTGTGAGCAAGAGGGTGGTTGTGTTCTGTTCATCTTCGTCATCCGACATCTTGTCACGTTCTAGTTTAACCACAACACTGGCACGTTTACCAATAGTACGGCAGTCCCTGATCTGACCATCATCATTCTCGTGGGCAATGGTTACGATACCTACGTTCAACTCAGCAGCCATACGAGATAGCTGTACAGACAGAGCAGACAACCACTTCTCAATGCTCTCGTCTGTCGTCCGACCATAGGCAAGGTCTTGGATGGGTTCGAAGAACACATACTTCACACCACATGCCTGAGAGAAGTAACGGATACGTTCAAGGATAACCATAGGGTCTTCGTCCACACCGATCTGGAACTGGTACAGGCATTCATTCTCAGCCATCTCAGTAACAGCAGCAGCTACCTGTTCCTTAGCATTGTGTTCCTCGATCAAGTCCATACGAGTAAGGTTCTTGTTGAGGTGGTAGGATACAAGACCAAGGATACTACGTTTCTTTGTCTCTTCGAGGTGACAGATAGCAATAGGAATATCTGGGTGGTTCTTAATCATGTGGTACTCAAGGTAACGCATGAACTCTGTCTTACCGATACCCTCAGGTGCTTGGAACACAGTCATGTGACCCTGCATAAGACCAAGAGCTAGGTCATCGAATGCTTGGATACCAGTAGGTACATACCGTGCATCGTCCTCTTGGTTAAGGATAGAGAGGAATTGTTCAGGAGTATTCCAAACATTTTGTGGTGTGTACTTCTTGACATTTCGGAAAGCATTCCTAAAGGACGAGCCAGCACCTGCTTCGAGGAACTCGTTAGCATCCTTGTACTTGTCATGAGGAATACGATAGACCTTGTTAGGGAATAGAGCAGAGATTTTATCTGCTACTGCGTCACCCTTCTCGTCACTGTCAACAGACAGTACGATCTTGCTAAAGCTATCCAGCCACTCCTTGTTCTTATCCTGCCATAGTTTCTTCGATGGGTTGGCAGAGGGTAGAGAGACAACAGGGTATCGTTTCTCTAGCATCTGGAAGGCAGACATAGCATCCACCTCACCCTCTGTGATCACAACGATAGGGGATGAGCCAGCATTAAACTTATCCATACCGAACAATTCATCAGAACGGAATGCACCCTCAGTATGGAACTGCTTAGGGAAGGTACGAATCTTACGAGCACCTGATGGGTAGATGTATGCTTGTTTCTTTACAGTACCGTCAGCAGACTTGAATGTCTGGACATCGTAGAATGACATAACATCTTGGACTACACCACGGACAGGTGTGTCGTTAGATAGAACCAGAGGTTCAGAGACAACAGTCATATTAGTTTTCTCCTCAGAGTATGGAGTGAACGGGTACTTATC